GACAAGAGTTATCATCTCCTACATCTATTTCATCATCACTTTCACTACACGAATCGTCTGTATCGCTTTCTATTTCAGAACCGTCTTCTGTATTACTAGAAATATCGCTACTACTTCGGTCTTTACGTTTTACTTTTTCATATACCACATTATTTTCTAGTTCTAATTCTACCGTTTGATTTTGTTTATACATAAGCGTTAATTTTTCTACATTTTCAGTAGTTAATTCAAATACTTTATCAAATGATTCATTATCAAATTCATCCAATAATAAGGTGTTTTCGGTTGTTGTTTCTTCTACATTTAACTTTTCTCTATATTTTCGTGTATCATCCTCTAATAAAGACATATCGAACTTCTCCAATGTAAATAATTCTTCCCTATTTTTATGGAAAAACTCCGACTGATGTAAATAATCTAAATCATCGTATACATTTATATTAAACTTATCTTGAACACCAACAAATGTTCCATAGTAATCATTTCCAAAAACAAAGTCGTGATTGTTTAATAATTTACTACTTAGATAAGAAAAAAACCCGTCAACATACGATGTATTGTTAGTGTCGTGTATTTTTTTTAAATGTGTATCCTTTTTTGATATTACTGAATTAATGGTAGGCGTCAATAATGATTCGCGATTTAATTGCTTGTATTTACCTGTTAGATAACTTAAAGGATTTAGCAATGGGGAAAACTTGAAAAATGCAACCTTTTCACTAGACGAACCATCTTCATCCAATACGTCTATTAAAAAATGTGTTTTGTCATGAGTATCTTTAATAGATGAAATAGAATACTTACTGTTTAAATTAATCAAACTATGGTTTGTTTCGTTTAATTCAAAAAATTCGGAGTAAATTGGAATATAATTTTGAACACTGGAAAACCCCGTATTTTCTAACTGACCAAACAATTTGCTATTATTGTTTTTTCTATAATAAAGAGAGAACATACGATTTAATGATAATATATATTTTACATTTAAACCAATACTTTAGTAATAGATATAATACACATTATCATTCGTTATAAACCTTTAATTAAAATGCGGTACTTTTATATATGAATTTAGAACTAAAAAAGTTTAACATGAAAAATATAAAATTTAATTTGGAGGGATCTAATGGACCTGTAATTGTATTGATAGGACGTCGTGATACCGGTAAAAGTTTTTTGGTTCGTGATATGTTGTTTCACCATCAAGATATCCCTATAGGGACGGTTATATCAGGAACAGAGGCCGGAAACGGATTTTATGGTAAATTGGTTCCTAAATTATTTATTCACGATGAATATAATACGGCTATTATTGAAAATATTTTAAAACGACAAAAAATAGTAATTAGGCAAATAAAAAAAGAAAAAAAAGCGTATGGAAAATCTAGTATAGATGCTCGAGCCTTTGTCATTTTGGATGATTGTTTATACGATAATACATGGTCTCGAGATAAATTGATGCGATTGCTTTTTATGAACGGGCGTCATTGGAAAATTATGCTTGTTATTACAATGCAGTATCCTTTGGGCGTTCCTCCTAATTTAAGAACTAATATTGATTACACATTTATATTAAGAGAACCTTACTTAACCAATCGCAAACGTATTTATGAAAACTTCGCCGGTATGTTTACTACTTTTGAGAGTTTTTGCCAAGTAATGGACCAATGTACTGAAAACTATGAATGTTTAGTTATCTCTAATAACGCCAAATCAAATAAGTTAGAAGACCAAATATTCTGGTATAAAGCAACATCACACGGTGAATTTCGGTTAGGAGCAAAAGAGTTTTGGGAAATGTCAAAAGGATTAGGGTCCGACGATGAAGAAGAGGCATATGACCCAAATGCTTCTAGAAAAAACAAAGGTCCTCGTATCAATGTTAAAAAGAATAGATGGTAAATCATAAAATTATAGAAAATATAAAATTATAGAAAATATAAAATTTTCTATAATTTTATTAAGTTATTTTGATGGTATTGCTATATATATTATCGTGTTGTCAATTTACATTACGAAATTAATCTTGTTTTTTACGGACAATGTTATCTCCTTCAAACAACGCCTTTTTGATGCCATCTGAACTAATATCGTCCAACTGCTTTAAATCGTCCTCCATGGTATTGTTTACACCAACCAGATTTCCTTGCTTGTCCAACTTTTGCGTTAATTTGTTTCCACTTTCTCTAGCCAATTTTACATTTTCTTCAATTGCCTTTCTCTTGGTTTCTTGAATACGCTTTTCAAATTCTTGCTTTGCCTTTGCTTCATTGTTATTTTTCTCATGCATTAATTGGTTAAGTTCATCTTCCATGTATTCTACGCGACCAGTCTTGTATGCTTCTGGTTCCCACGGCATCCATACACCAATAGGTCCTACATATACGTTATGATTTGGGTCCACTTCTCGCAACAATTTACAGCGCAATTCTGCCTCTTCTTGTGTAGAATAAGAACCGCGAACCTTTAATCCTCTTACACTAGTTTGGAAATTATTTTGCTTATTAAATTCATCATCAAGTTCATTTTCATTATTGTCCAAAAAAGTTTTGTAAGAATCATAAATATCAGTTGTTTTCAATTCATCTTTTTCACTTTTAACAAACTCCTGCATATCCACCATCAATGTTTCAAAATTAAGATTGTATTTATAAGAAGCAAAGTTCAGGAACTGAGAAAACTTCTCCATGGATTTGGAAAAATCATAACCCTTTAAGAACCTTTCAAACATAAACAATTCACGGCGTTTTAAAATATTTTCGGGACTAACAAATGAAACACATACAAATTTTTGACCGGATATTGCCTTGTCTTCTTCCAATAGATCAACGTACGTTGGGTTTTCACTACCATCAGAACTCAATTTAGTTTGGTAAGCATATTCTGCCATTATACATATATAATATGTTTATTGTTTAAGTTTTTTTTTTATTTATTTATTATATAATATGTTTGATAAATTAAGTGAAATTTTAGATTTAGGAGAACTACTCCGTCGCGTAGTTAAATATTTGGTCGAAGGTTTAATGGTCGCGATAGCAGCATATGCTATCCCCAAGAGATCATTAAACTTAGATGAAGTGTTGTTAATCTCTTTAACAGCAGCGGCTACCTTCTCTGTATTAGATACGTATGTCCCTTCTATGGGTGTGTCGGCACGTTCTGGCGCTGGATTTGGTATTGGCGCGAATCTTGTTGGTTTCCCAAGAATGGGAATGTAAATCATATGATTTTTCAAAATACATTTTAACAACGCATAACTTTTAATTTATAACTTATATTATAACTTATAAATTGACATCGACAATTATAAACATTGACTATAATGTAGGAATAAATTCCCAATTTAATTCCAAACATATTTTCTTCCAGATTTCATCTTGTTCTATACGTTTTACAGGGTCCTTTAACATTGGAAAATAAGGTAAAAAACTATGCTCATCCAACAATTCACACATTTTATACAGTACATAATAATAATTTAAGAAATTCACCCTACTATCTGGACAATGCTTGCTGTAAGGTTTTTGTATTTCCATAAACAAATTACATAATTTATCTTCTAATTCAGGTTGCATAACAGGAGGTTTAATCCCCAATTTATCCTTTATGAATGGTATATGTTCATAGTATTTATTGTATCCTAATTTTTTTAAAATTTCCTTTGCTCTTTTATTATCCATATTTTTAAGAGTTAGTCTTTCCTTTTTTATTTGTTTTTTTATATTGTTAATAACCTCTTCTGGAATTTGAGTTGTTTCTTTTGCTTGAAACTGAGCTAAAATTTCTCGAAAATGGTTGATACGTTTATAAGCATAAAAACATACTTCTTTTGGCGGTTCTTTATAAGATGGTTTTTCGTGTTCTATTAAAAACCTGTCTTGATAACTACATATTTTACATATCAAAATCCCTTCTGATTCGACCTGAACTAATTCGCCAGAACATTTAGGACATATTTCATAATTAACCACATAATTTTTCATATCAATCAGTTTGTTATCAATATTATTGAAATATCGTTGAACAATCGTATCGCTGGTAGTTTTTACTTCGACCTTTTCATCAACTTTACTGAAAAAGGAATGTAGTATCTTTTTTTTACTTGTCTTACCATCGCTTAGATTTTTCTTTTTTTCAAAGTAATCAAATATTAAATCCGAATTGTTTAGTAGATATTTATTTTTTTTCCCTTTTAATTCCTTTATCTTTAACTTACAGTCTTTTATTTGGTCTTCTAATTCCAATCTCTGCTCTACTTTTAGATTTTTAGATTTTTGAATGCGACGTTTTATTTGTTTGATTTTTGCCTTTAATTTGGGTAAACTTTTTTCGGAGATCTGTTTAAATTCTTTCATTTTTTCATCGTGTTTGTTGTCTAGTGTAGTTATACTATGTTTATTAATAGCCAGTTTTTTTTGATTTTTAGGCTTGAAATTAGGCATCAATAATATATATAAGAGTCATCTATTTAATTCGTAGTTTTCTTTAATTGTTTAGCAAAATCATTATTTTATAAAATATTGATTCGTAAATTCATAATTTATAAAAATGATTTTCAATATATAATGGACAATCCAAACAAAATCGTATTTAAAGACAAGGAAATAACTAATATTGATTTGATAAAACTACAAAAAATGACATTATTATATAATGCTTTAGAGAATGGATGGTCTATTAAAAAAGCAGGCAATTGTTATGTATTTAAAAAAAAACACAACAATGAAAAAGAAGTGTATCTAGATTCATACTTAAGACGATTTATGAGTGAGAATTTAGATATAAATCAAATTTTAAATAACTAATTTTTATGTAAAATATATAAAATTTGGTTTTTTTTAGAAAAATACGAGTGAATAAATCAAAAATAAAGTTAAAAAAATTGTAATTAATGTGTAAAAACAGAAATTTTTTTTCTTTTGGTATAGTATATAATGGGAGGAGGACTCATGCAACTAGTAGCTTACGGCGCACAAGATGTGTATCTTACTGGTAATCCCCAGATCACTTTCTGGAAGGTTACATACCGCAGACACACTAATTTCGCAATGGAATCCATTGAACAGACCTTCAACGGTCAAGCCGACTTCGGTCGTCGTGTTCAATGCACTGTTTCGCGAAATGGTGATCTTGCATACCGAACTTACCTTCAGGTAACTCTTCCTGAAATTAGTAGTTCCGACTCTAATCACGCACGATGGTTGGACTGTCCAGGTGAACAATTGGTCTCCATGGTCGAAGTCGAAATTGGAGGACAGCGTATCGACAAACAATATGGTGACTGGATGCACTTGTGGAACCAGTTGACCCTTACTTCTGAACAAGAAGATGGTTACAACAAGATGATCGGTAACACGACTCAACTTACTTATTTGACCGACCCCGACTTCGCCGAAGTCGCCACGGCTTGCTCGTCTGCCTCTGTTCCAGAAGCAGTATGTGCTCCCCGTAAGGCTCTTCCAGAAACGACCTTGTACGTTCCACTTCAATTTTGGTTCTGTCGCAACCCTGGACTTGCCCTTCCTTTGATTGCCCTTCAATACCACGAAGTCAAGATCAACATCGAACTTCGCCCATTGGACGAATGTTTGTTTGCTGTTGACACGGTTGCCGCCTCCGGAACTGGCAACCACAAATCAACTGCCGCATACAGCAAATCCCTTGTAGCCGCTTCCTTGTATGTTGACTACATCTTTTTGGACACCGATGAACGTCGTCGCATGGCCCAAAATCCACATGAATATTTGATTGAGCAACTTCAGTTCACTGGTGCCGAATCCATCGGATCCTCCAGTAACAAGGTTAAGCTTAATTTCAATCACCCATGTAAGGAACTTGTATGGGTTGTACAGCCAGATGTTAACGTCAGTTACTGCGATTCTTTCGTTGCTGGCCAACATCTTCACGCTGCTCTTGGTGCTCAGCCATTTAACTACACGGATGCTTTGGATGCTCTTCCACATTCCATCCGCGCCTTCTCGAGTGACGCTCAAGTCGCATCGGTTATCTCCACGA